TTGCCTTAATCTGCTTACCTTCATATGTTATTTTTTCGCCAAATACATCGAGTAAGGCGCTTTCATCATAGGTCAGCATATTGTTATACCTCGTAGAGTGAACGCGGACCGTGTGGCCCGCGTTTCATTAAAAATACAATGATTAGTTTTTCAACATTACTGTAACAGTATCTTGAGTAGCAGTTTTAGGTTCTACTGCGATACCCAATGGTTTACCACCAGTTTTAGCAGCTTTACCAGAAGCGAAGTTTACTGCGTCACCTACAGCGTATGTATCAGCTTTATTAGCATCTACTTTGAATACGCCAGTTACTTTTAACGCACCCATTTCATCTTTCTTGATATCTGTTACTGCCACGCCATGAAGTGCACCGGCTTCTACAATGTCACCGGCTTTAACATCTGCTGTTGCCACATAATTGATGCGGTCTGTTTCATATACGAATTTTGCCATATGTATTTACCCCCTAATTATTTACCTGCGTTTTTGAATACACCACGGAAGTCAAGAGCACTTACGCCACAGTCGAATGCTACTTTGTATTCGATGCCATCTACATCGAAGCCTTGGCGAGTTTCAAGACGTGGAGTTTCAACGCCGTTTAAGTAAGTTACTTCAATAGTGTCATGTTGAGATGCGTCAGCTACTAAGTACCATGCATCTGGATCAGTTAATTCAGCATCTGCTACAACTACGAAGCGACCTTTGTAAGGGTTAACTACACCGGGGTTTACACCGTCTGCTGCAGCAGTAGAGTTAACGATTTGGTATGCAGTCATTTCAAGTTCTGGAGGAACTACCAAGTATTTAGGTGTGATGTTAAGAGTAGCATCGCCAGTGATGCCTTTTTGACGACGCATAGCAGTAATTGCTTTAGCGATTGCCTTAACGGATAATGCTTCACCTGTACCTGCAACGTTACCGTGTTTAGAGTCGAACAATGCTACGCCGTCTTGCATTTTAACGTTACCAGTTAATTGCGCATATACCATTTTGTTTACCAAGCGTTTAGCTGCGGAACCGTATTTAGTAGCGATTTTGGAGAACAAGCCCAAGTCATCATTGATGATTGCTTGACGAGTCAAGCTGAACAATTTACCGTAAGTTGCTACTTTAGTACGAGCAGATGCTTCGCCTAAGAAGTCTTGTTGGAATTGGCCACCTTCTGGAACTAATTCAAGGTTACCTGCTTCGGACAATGCTACGCGTGCAGCTTCTTTGAAGTCACGGTTAGAGCCTTTACCCGCCCAAATTTGGTAAGTAGTTTCAGCTTCATTAAAGCCTACCATTACAGATTTGTTAGCGAGGTTAGCCATGATAGCAGGGAATGTAGATGTAGAGTTAATAGCTTGACGTGCCAATTCCATGTTATCGCCAAAGTTAGCTTGCAAGCCTTCACGTTGCAAGGACTCACGTGCTAACTCAACCATAGAGTGACCACGTAATTCTTGTGCACCTGGTGCAGCATCTGCTACAGGGATACCTGCTGCCATCAATACTGCGTCTTGTGCTGCTGCACGGAACTTATCGCTTTCAGCTTCGCCCATTGTTACAGACACGCCTTTATTGCGTGCGCGTAATTGGTCCATTACCATTGCACGAGCTTCGTCAACGGATACGCCCATTACGATTGCTTCGTCAGCACCTTCTACATCGAAGTCACGGAACAATGCAGTAATTTCGGAAGTACGTTTACGCTCTTGTTCCATAGCCTTTTGAAGGTCTGCTTGTGTCAAACCTGTTTCTACTGGTGTAGACTTTACTTCTTGAACTTCTAAATTTTTCTCTTGATCCATACGTGTGTTATCCTCCTGTGTGTCAATACTTGTATGAATTTCTTCAGCACTGCGTCCTACGCCCACTGTTGGGTCAGCAGGAACAGATACAATGCTGATTTCTAAAGGTTCCCAATCCGTTACTACATAAGCCGGGCCATTAAATCGACCATTAGTAGATTTTGTTTCTTCATCTTCTAATACTTCATATCGGTAGATTGCATAGCCTACGCTTACACCTTGTAGCGTACCGGACTGTACCTTTTGGAATATTGTTTCGGATTGTTCATCTGTGTCAAAGCGTACTAACGCTTTACCGCGGTTATCTTCTAGCCATACCTTTTCGATATGACCTACGACCGCATCACGATCATGGTTAAACAATACCGTACCTAAGCCATTGTTAAAGCGCTCAAGGTTGATGCACTCTTCATCATGGCAAAGGATTTCATCGCCGAACCAACGGCCATATGGCGTTTCGGAGGAGAAGGAAAGTTCTACCGTCCGACTATCGGTATCGACTTGATCAATAGTAGTTTCTCGACAATAGTTACCAAGAACACTACGCTTTTGATGTTCACTCATTACTAGCCATCAGCTCCTTCCTGTGTAGTGTCATCATCGCCCATCGTTAGCGGTTGCAACTCACTGGAATAATCAAGTAACACCCCAAGCTCACGAGCCCTATCCTGTTCGAGTTTCCGTTGTTCAAGAACTTCCTCCCAATCACGACCGGATGCTGCGCACACATCCTCTAGGGTTGTAAGACCAGATTTGATAGCTTCCTTATTAGCGTTAACCTCTTTCACTGGGTCAATCCAAGACCACCCCGGAGCAAGCCAAGATACCTCTTGGTATTTGTCTTTGTTCGCAAGGTAATCTGGAGGTAGTTCACCAGATAAATAGAGGGCATCAATAAAGGCTCTCCAAATCGGCATACAGAAGTGTGCGACAACAAACTCTTGTAATTGACGGAACGTCTTTTGGTCCTCTAACAGATTTTGACGTGCGGCCGAGAAGTTACCGGATATATTACGCGCTACGATGTCAGCGCTCATACCAAGACCGGACGATATGCGTCTAGTCTGAGTTGCCGAGTATTCGCTTGCAGTTCCTGCGTTACGCTTAGGGTCTGCAAACTCGATAGATTCACCAGGGCTTAGGTGTCTAACCATACCTGGTGCCATTGTCATGCTAGGTCTACCCTTGCTATCTCTTGGAAGCAAGCTAGCTTGTCTAGCAGAATTCTGAGAAGTAATAAATGCACTGAAGCACGCTGATACACGTGCTGCGATTAAGTCCGCATCCATGTACTCATCGATATCGTGGATCCGACGTAAGACTAACGCCAAGTGGCTCATACCACGAATTTGTGTTGGACGATTTGGTTTGAAGAATAGGAACGCTTGGTCTGTAGTTAACCGCATAGCCTCAAAGGTTCTCACACCCATAGGGTCTGCTTGACTAACATGATATGCTACAGGCTTTCCATATTCATTTACCTCAACACCGCTAATGATGTTATTATTGCCATATTTGATACCTATAGCCCCTATGTTCTCCGCCTCTATTAATTGGATAGCAAGAGGGAGATAATCGCCCTGTGCGGTCTTATTCACAAGAATTTCGCCATCGTACAACATTCTACGAAGTGCCATTGTTTGCAACTCGTAGAAGTTAGATATACCACGTACGTCGGCATTACCGGCTTCCGTCCATTTCGCCCAGGCACGCTCAATCTTATTGTTGAGTTGGTTATTGAGCTTACCGCTCTTATGACGTACCTTAGCTTGTGGCTTGATACCTGGTCCAATTACGTTACGTAAGATGGCAATAACCGCAGACTCAGCTAAGTCACTGTTCATCTCAGCAGACCGTGCACGTCCACGGATAATATCACGTGAACCGGTTGCAAGTTGTTCAGCTGTACCAAACGCCGGTTGCCAATCACTATTCAGTCTGTCCATTGATGCGGCATCATATTGGCGAAGTGCTTCACGTGCCGCCATTCGTTCTAGGGCTCGTTCTGGGTTTACCCAACCGATTACTTTATCTAAGATATTCATCGTCCACCCCATGTTACGAATGCATCAACTTGATAATCGTTTGACTCCTCGTGTACTCTTTGCATCAATGTTTGTTCTCGTGCATAAAGTACGGGTAAGTCAATCGTCTTGAACCGTTTGCCACCAATCTGTAACTCGGAATATCCTTTAGTTTCGATATCCTCAATCACTTGGCGGACACGTTCAAGTTGTTCATTTACATCGCTCATGGTTCACCTCCTATCTAAACCAATGGCCTGTACTCCCTATTCCGTTGCCGTAGTCCTCATATGATGTGGTCTCTTCGGTTTCTTCGTAAGGCTCAGGCTCTACTAAATATTTAACGCCAGCAATATCTGCTACTGCTGCGTTGTAAGTACATGTATCAAGCAAGTGGTTCGTAGGATGTCCGGTAAGTGGCTTCCATTTAACGGTTACCTCACCAGTTTTCACATTACGAATTTCTTGCTTTTCTTCTGCCCTTAAGTGGTCCATGTACTCTTGAGGGCAGTCTTTGAATAAATGGATCGTACCGATTTCATCTGTAGGCCTTACCATTCGAGCGAAGATAAAGTCTTTCCAATAGTCGGTATTTAGCACATACAGTTTCAAGCCCCCTATAACACCCTTTTCAACACTTGACATTGAATACGGTGCAGTCATGGTCGTACTGTTGGATGAACCTTTAAGCGGTATACAGATTTCTGGGAACCTTGCACAGAATTGGTAAACCTCATCTGTTCTAAACCCGGAGTCAATACCGGCTTTCATCACCTGGCGTGGTTCTCCAAATTCACTTGGATACTCACGATTGACGATAATCTCTTCTAGGTCATCCCATGTACTAGCTTGGCCATAGTCGATTAAGTATGACTTAACGCCTGATGCATATGCTCTTACTTCCCACCAGAAGTAATCGAGCTGTACGTCAACGCTAGCAATAAGGAGTGTAGCCTTATCAGGTACAACACCTCTGTCATACGTTGACTCTGTGAACTGGATATCTTGCGTGCTCTTAGTTTTGGCAGACCGCCAAGGTTCAGCTAGCCAAGAGTTGATAAAGTTCATTAATTGGTCTGCATAATCCTTAGAGGATAGGAATTCGTAAGCTACCTTACCAAAGGCCACCCAAGGACTGTATATAGAGGATAGGTGGTAGCCAACGGATCGTACTCTACAGTTCGGTACGTTCTCCGTTCGCCATTCACCTCTTCGCAGCATTTCCATTTTGTACTTATCTTGAATTGGTTCCTTGCAGTGCTCACATTCGTAATACGCTGTATCACGTACTAGGTCTTTATTTCCGTTCGCACTTTCAGGCCATTTAATTTGTTTAAACTTGAGGGTCTGATATTCTCCACAGTGTGGACAAGGTACGTAGTACTCTTTCTGCGCATGAGCTGATTTAAAGGCCCTCCATATATTCCCGTTTTCTACCGTAGGTGTTGATACCATCACGTGTTTGGCATCAACGAACGTTTTAGTACGTTCAGTAGCCAACTTTATAGGATTGGCTTCCTTACCGGAGAACGCAGGGTATTTATCTATTTCATCAAAGAACACATATTTGATTGCCCTAGACGCTAGACTCGAAGGTGAGTTAGCACCAGACAATACCATGTAATTGCCATTCGTGAAGTTTAGCTCCTTCTTCTGACTAGCGTTGGCATCATACATTTTCTCCAATGGTTCAGAGTTCTTAATCATTGGTTGTACACGTTTCTCACTGTTAAACTCTGCCAGGGCATCTGTGGGATATACCATCATGACAGGGGCTTGTGATTGATGCAGTGCATAACCAATCATATTGAGTTCTGCTTCCGTCTTACCTATCTGTGCACCGAAGCACAGTACGATTTGTTCAATCAGATCATTATTGAGCATATCCATAGGCTCACGGAGGTATGGAGTACGGAGAGTGCGCCAAGGTCCTGGTTCAGCACCGGTACTTGGTAGTACACGGAACTTATCCGCCCACTCAGATACGGTATATCGCTCTGGCGGTTTAAAGGCCTCTAGTTCGGGAGCTGTCCACGTAAACGAAATTTCATCGACGTTGTTTTTCCATGTCTTAACGGTTTCAGTTTTTGAATTCGTTTTATTTTTTCTTTTTGTGGTCGATTTCCGTTTTGGTGTACTTCCCTTCCCTCGAATAGCTTTCGAGGTACGTGTTGACACACTCATTCACCGTCCTCTCTACAATCACCCTTGTATCTGCGTCTGGGAATTCTTTGCTAACCGCTTTGGCTAGCAGACCAAGGGATGACTTCAATTCTAAAACGCGTCCAGTCCATTCACGTTGTACATCGGCAACATCTATATACTGACCATCTAGTACTTCGCTGAGTCTCTTTTCACGTTTGGCTCTGGCTTCCTTATAGTCCGCCTCGGCTTCTAATTTACGTTGCGCTGCCGACTTCGTTCCGTCCTTATCCTTTGACATTCCTAGCCAAACAAGAACTTCTCGAATGTTCCACCAACCGGTGGCCACCTTCGGCATACCTGCACGATTATGTCTACTGATCATCTCGGGTCCTAGGTCTAAGATTTGACACAAGACCGCAGTAGTAACTATGAGCTCGCCATGTTCACTGAACTTGACTTTAGGTCTCTCGACTGCCATTTCCGACCTCCTTTTTTAGTGTCCTCTCTAAAAGTACTTTCTACTTGATTTTTTCTCTCACAGGCGGAACAATATCGCGCGGAGCCGACCACCGCTGGATTTATCGCGAGGGAGTACCTTTTATCATTCATTCTCAAAATAAAAGACAAAAGGTCAACGGTCGAACTTTTTAGAGAAGTAAGCAAAAGGGACTACGTGGTTGTGCGTAGTCCCTAATGATACTTCTTGTGCTGTTAAGCCCTGTGGAGGTGTTGTACAAGAAAGGTATTCACTATGAACGTACCCTACAGTGTGTGGTAGTAGAGGACTTTCCCCGGTATCCTCTGCTCCACACTTGTAGCCTATCATAAGTGTTACCTCTAATTGCATATTGTCTTTATTTATTTTTAGAAAATACTTGACAAAAGCTTTTCACTGCGTTCCGTTGGATATTATATATCTGTGCTTCACTATAACTCATATCCTCAATGACTTCCTTCATGCTCATTCCGAAGTAGTATCTGTTCTCGAGGAACGTACGCTCAATGTCATTAGGTATCTTACATATCAATGTCCATAGCTCATATCGCTCCTTAGACAGTGTACGGAATTCATTATTAAGGTCACGCTGCGCAGTGTTTAAATTAAGTTGTTGCTCTGGTGTACTCGACCGTTCGTCTTGTGCTTCCACCTCTAGGCGTTGCAGATGTGACTCAATGTCCTTCATGCGCCTACGACTATTCAGTAACCGTTGTAGCTTCCTAACCCCTGGATGCTTACTCCCAGTACACGACTTAGTATTCATAGGCATCACCTAAGATAACGATCGCTTATCTAACTTCAAGGGTTGCTCATCCTTATTCGGAGTAAACGTACCATTGATGTCATAAGATTCTATATTTGCCAATGCCAGTTTATGCAATTCATGTATAACCCCAATAATATTATTAGGAGTTTTAGCGAATTGTTTTGCTACTGCGCACATCATCTTAACAGTCATATGAGCCGCATTTATCCCATTAACATTCTCCATTTCGATGGAACATGAATACGCCTCTTTATCGTTAGACTCAACTATAAGTCGCATTGTTTTATCTTCCATAATAGGCCTCCTATACTTCTTGCCATTCTTGTAAGATTTCACTATACCGATACATCGTGATATTAGTAAGCTGATACGCAGCATCGTTTAGGTTATATCGATTAATCCACGCACGGTAGACATCGGTTAAGTAGTCTTGAAGCTCAGCCTTTTGGCTAGGTGTTACCATATTGTCATGAAGGTAGTACACCTCATCACCTTGGTCTAACTCATCTTCACATCGCTTAATATCATTCTGAATAACTTCATCTACGTTGATATGACCTGGGTACGGTACAGCACGACCAACTACAATGGTCATACCTTCACATGGTTTACATTGTGCAGCTATCCAATGTAATTCTTTTAATGCTTCGTCCCAGGTATCACACACCATAATATATTCATGACGATCTAATGTGACGTATCCGCCAAATAGTGGTTTCATTTCATCACCTCATTAATGTACCTATCTAAATACCATCGTGCCTTTTAAGGTCCTCTAGCTTATCGCCTTTAGAACCGGCACGAGCGATATATTTAACAACATTACCAAGATGGAACGGCAACTGTTGGTCCTCAATGAAGTCTATAACTTCATTCTTACCTTTGTTATAGTGAGCCGGATGGTCAACCATATTAGAAATTGAGATAGGCTTCACGTCAGTGGTAACATATAAGTCTTTGGTGCTATCTGCGGTAATATAAGATTCAGTAGTTTCCTTTTTGGAAATAACTGGAGTACTTTCATTAACCTTCTTAGATTGATTATCCTTAGGTAATACCTTTTGCTTAGGCTCACTTAATTCTGCTCGACACGTTGGACAATTAACCGCTGGTCTGCCTTTACCAGTTTGTTCAAATGATTTACCACATCGTTTACATTTAGTCTGCACCCTTACTTCTTTTTCTTCTTTAGGTGGCTCTTCTTTAGGCTTATTTAAAATAGCCATCAATTCATCCTTAGCACATTGCTTACAGTACTGTTCGTCTTTCTTCGCTAAGAATGTACGTCCACATCGGATACACTTTCTTGCAATTGGCATCTTACAATCTCCTTTCTAAATATGGTTCATGGCTTTCCATTCTTCTAATGTGAAGATAGCTTTGCCATGTTTTTGAGCATATTCAAATTCACCTTTACAGCCACGACTTGATTGCCAGTCTGGACATAATACCAAAATGTCACAATGACTAAGTAGTCCTAAGCAGATATCTAATCCTTTTTGGTAGTCATCACCAGTTAGATATACATACCCATAGTTATGGATAGGTGATACGTAGTCATGCTTTACATCATTTAGCACTAAATCGCCCATGATCACGTCAATCTTTTTACGGTTGCTTTCCTTACCACCAAATGGATGAGCAACATATACAAGTTTTTTATTCATAGCTTCAACCTTTCACTGTAATTCTTCTAACGTTTCGATATGAACCCATATTCCTGTAACTGGGTTCCAGTACTTTTCAGTAACTTCACTGCACACCTGGGCATCATCATTCCAATAGTTGAGTGAAGTCATACAGTCTTTAAACAATTTAATAAGGTTATCTGTATCTGGCTTAGTGGTTTTCCATTGAGCCTTTTTACAGTTAGCCTTACCAAAGCACCACTTAGTCACCAATCTAATAGGACCTTGTATTGGATCCACAGGAGTATGTTGAGCAAGCTCTTCTGTGAATAACTTTCTGATAGCCTTCACTTCTGCTGACTCATAGAACCTTGGCGTACCATTCTTAACAGTCACCCTTTTCTGTTGATGGGTACCTGTGGGAACCTTCCGAAGAGGAATAAAGAATTCAATTATAATTTCAATCACACCCTTAATTAATATGTTTTTCGCATTTAGCCAATATCTCTTGAATAAGCGTCAATGGGATATTTGACCGTAAATTATATCTATTACTTCCAGATTTAAAATCCTTCATCTGTATATTAGCTGGTACATTTTCATTAAGTAGCCTTAGGTTAATATTGCTACCAAATTTAGTTGCTTTCTTTAATGGGTACCCATAGTTGTTGTAATAGGTTAGGTTTTCATATGGAATGTCGAACCCTATCACATTTGCTATGTATTCCCATATTCGTCCATATGCTGGATTCTCAATCACGAATACTTTAGGCTGGTAACGCTCAATGATTTTCAATGTATTGTAGATACACATCTCACCATTTATACGTGTCAGGAATGACTTATCATATTTAAATTGGTAATTTTCATAATCAACTCGATTTCTGATTGTGAATTTACTTCCTTGTTCATACTCGCCAAACAGGTTGATAGTCATATCCTTTTCTTGCTTCCAACATGCATTGCCACCTTTCATTGCACTAGCAACGCTCCAACTTTCACATGGTGGGCTAGCCAATATTACATCTGGTTTATCCAAATTATCTACTTGTGCCCATAAGCCATTTTTATTATGAAGAGTATTAATTGCTAAATCTTGGTTAATGTCAGCATTATTAATTCCTATAGAAATAATTTGGTGCTGCCCCCCCCCTATTTTTGTTATACTCAGCAACTGCATTTGAATAGCTCCCGTTGCCATCGTCAAACAGTCCCCATATCTTCATATATCGCCTCATTCACTGTAGTTAGATCCAAGGACATATTTACACTTCCTCATTCTAGTTCTAATACGCTTAATGTTGTTACCAATATAAGCGCCTACATCACATTGCAAGTTACGTTCTTTATGTTGTCTATCCATTCTAGCTTTGTACATTATGTAGCTAACACATGTACCATGACAGCCAACTGTACGCAGCTCACAATTCTTACATGGAGTTTTCAAAAATAACCACCTCCGAAGGAAGAAAAGAAAAATCGTTATGTAAGGTAAGAGAAATTTTAAAGGAGGAGGGTAGAAAGGGGAGACTTTAGTCCCCTTTTTACCCCTTTGAAATTTTTCTCTTACATCGGGAAATTAGGAAAGAAAAACCTATATATATATATAAGGTGTTTCCTCCCTATTGTTAACCCTCTAACCTATCTACAAGTTCACCTAATTCAACTTTATAAATTGGCATTTCTTTTAAATAGTTTCTTACGGTTCTTTCACTGACATTCATAATCTCGGCTACCCGTTTTATATCTGCTCTATTACCAAAGTTACTTTCAGCAGCAGCAATATTAAATGCATCAACTAATTGCTGTTTCTTTTTCTCTTTAGCTGACTGCTTAGCCTTGTTCATTTTATTAAGGCCCTTTTCTTGAGCATCCTTGAACATAGCCATTGATAAAAAGCCACTATTATCGACTTTATGAATTGGATATTCAAACCATAGATCAACAGGCTTGAACCGAGGGAACTCACGGAGCGTCCCTTCCATTCTCCATGCAGTACATTGGCTAGTATCAACTGGAGCTCCTTCTAATTTGTTTTCGTCTAGGTTCTCCGCTTCGATTTCTAGCAAGTCAATCAAGGCATCTGGGTCACGAGCAAATACACCGGAACCTGATGCACGGTCCATAGACCGCTTACCAGTTTGATTCCCCTTAGAATGGTGGTGACAATAAATGACTGCACATTTTAGTTCAGTACACACCTTGTCAAATTGGTTACAGAAGTTAGCCATTTGGTCGGCACTGTTTTCGTCACCTGTAATGACCTTATAGATAGGGTCAATAATGATAGCCTTATATCCTTTCTTTTCTGCCCTACGGATTAGCTTAGGTGCTAATTGGTCCATAGGTAGTGACTTACCGCGAAGGTTCCAAATGGATATGTTATCTAAGTTATTTGGTGCCTGGTGCAGTGCTTCATAGACATCCTTAAATCGATGTAAACATGAAGCACGATCAAGTTCTAAATTTACGTAGAGTACTTTTCCCTGCGCACAGTCAAACCCGAACCACGGTCTACCTTCTGCAATAGAGATACATAATTGGATAAGTGCGAATGACTTACCGGCTTTAGACGGACCCGCGATTAACATCTTATGACCTTCACGAAGGATACCATCGATTAAGCTAGGTGCAAGCTCGGGCATATTATCCCAAAGTACTTCTAAATCTTCCGGCTCAGGTAGGTCATCATTGACAGTGGCTATCCATTCTTCCCATTCCTTGAATGACTCTTTACCAATATTCGTAGCGATTAAGAATTGCGGTTTACCGGCACGCATCACACCAGGCATACGTGATAACCGGCTAGGGTTTTTGTTTTGCTTGTCAACCTTGAACCCATTCTTCTGCACGATTTGATATAGGAAGTCTACTCGGTTACGGTACTCGGAATAATCATTGGCATCGATATGCACGATAGCATGGATACTTTTACCACCGCTATATACCATAGCTGCTATTGGTAACTCTAATTGCTCTAGGATAGCCTTTTGCTTTCCGAGTTCCATGTTGTCAGACTCAATCAATGCGAATTTGAAAGATGCTACGTTATCATTCTTTACACCTTTACCATCTAATGCATTAAATCGTATCCATGCCCCCGCTTCTTCATCGAGTGTGCCTATTGCATCATCAACCTTTTTATTAGCTCTCAGAGCGTCTAAAATTTGATTTTGTGTGCGACCATAACTACCTTTAGTTGGAGATTTAAGCTCGGTACCGTCCTTATCTTGATGGACATACACAGTGTTTACGTATCCGACATAATCGTCTGGCTCAAACAATGCTTGAAGGTACTTAGTTAAGTCATCCACACGTTGTTCTTGAGGATAGTGCTTTGGAATATCAATGTCAGAGGCTTCTACCCAGGTCTTATCAATAATCTTGTATGGATCCGGATTAGCCATAACCATAGTTCCAAATGGAATAGCAGTTGCATCCCATTGATTACTACGGCTAGATGTCCATCCATTCTCTTTAGCCATCTGTGTGATAGTTGCCCCTGTAATTTGTTTACATGTGTAAGCACCGAATGAATTCCATTTAGCTTCACATTCACCAGGATGGAACCGCTCACCGTCATTAGATGACCATTCTTCCCATACGAACATTGGATACCCTTCATGGTGAAGTGCAAGGCCTACATTTAGCCATTCTTCGTAGGAGCAATCGACTGGGTCAATAAACTCCAATAATTCTCTTAAATCTAACTTTTTCTGTTCCATTTGCACTCCTTGTTCTTGGTCTTCTATTACCGGCTTGTGTTTTGGCATCTACCCACCTACAGTTAGTAGGGCTATATGGTCCATCATTATCAATGCGATCAATTGTTAAATTATCTTGATATCCATTAGATTGCGCCCAGTTTATAAATAGTAAAATATCTGTTAACCATTCTTTACAAATGTATATTCCTCTTTCACCATAATTTTTATAAGCGTTTGAGTTAGGATTATAGCAACGTTTTTTCATTCCATAAAATATCTTTGCAATTCTACGTTTAGATTTTCCGTGAATTTTATGTGGCATTCCTGCATTTCTAAATTCGGATTCATAGCAACCACAACTTTGTATTTTCCCAAATCTTAAATGATCACCTCGAACGACCTTTATGTTTCCACAACAACATTTACATTCCCAATAGGGTGAACAGGTACCTTTAATTTTTCCTAAATATTTAATAACTTTTAATCGGCCAAATGTTTTTCCTGTTAAATCAATTAATTTACCCATTATTTTCTCCTATGCTGGATAATATGTTTTAGGTACGATTCCCTTAGGAATTCTCCAACCAGAAGCACAAATTCTACTTATCATTTTAGATGCATCATTTTGAGTCCACATTCCAACTTTTTGAAATCCATAGCGTTCTAAAGTTCTGATTTGTTTTGGTGAAGCCAACCCTTCTTCTTTTCGTTTAATTAATCGATTAATGAGTAAAGTTGCTTTACCTGAAGATTCAATTAAATCAGGATTAATTCCAAATTTTTCTAAAGCGTCTATTTGTTTAGGTGTAATAGCTTGTACTTCATAACCAAAAGCTGGTACATAATGCGTTAGGTCCTCTGCTTGAATAGAGAATTCAAACTGCAATGGATCTACCAACTTAGCTTTTTTCTTACGCATTGCTGCAAGCTCTTTAGCAAGTGCTGCTTCACGTTCAGCTAGTACATCACGTTCAGCCTCTTCCTCAGCTTCCTCTAAGCCCATACTTGAAGTTTCAAGTATCTCAGTCATCTTAATAGCCACATCATCAGACTTAGCAATTAAGTGAGCAGGTCTACATAGAGAGTGCTTTTCATAGTGCCATAGGAAGTCGAGCACTAATAAGTGGTCTTTTCCTTCGCATAACCTAGTACCACGGCCAATCATTTGTGTATATAAGGCTCTTGATTTAGTTGGTCTAAGTACTATTACGCAATCTACACTAGGGCAGTCCCACCCTTCCGTTAGTAGCATTGAGTTACAAAGCACGTTATATTTACCATTGGCGAAGGCCTCTGTAATTTCGTTACGGTCTTTACTATTACCATTGACTTCCGCAGCATTAAATCCACGGTCAATAAGCATCTTGCAGAACTTTTGACTCGTTTCAATGAGTGGTAAGAACACCACTATCTTTCTATCTTTGTAGTCAAGTAATGTATCAGCAATTTGTTCTAAGTATGGATCTAATACTCTACCAATATCACCGGCTTGGAAGTCACCGGCTGTAATCTTTACATTGGTAAAGTCGATATGTAATGGTAATGTTTGTACTTGTATCTTCACCAGGTAGCCACTATTGATAGCATCACGTAAGGTATATTCATAAGCTAGGCTATCGAACACCTTGCCTAAGTTCTGCATATCTGACCTGTCTGGTGTAGCAGTAACGCCGAGTATATCGGCTGTGTCAAAGTAATTTAATATAGCTTGATAGCTACTAGATAAAGCATGATGTGCTTCATCTATAATGATCGTGTCAAAGTAGGATTTACTAAATAGAGCTAGCCGGCTGTCACGGCATAGGGTTTGTACAGAACCGACTATGATGCGGTCCCATTTCCCTATACATGACTGCTCAGCTTTCTCCATTGCTGTAGTCAGTCCGGAGGCTTGCATAATTTTATCTGACGCCTGCTGAAGTAGTTCTTCACGGTGTGCCAGGATTAATACACGCTTACCTCTTCTGACTGCCTCCTCAGCAATTTTGGCAAAACATATAGTCTTGCCTTAACCGCACCCCGTTGGCAACACCAACAGGGTACGTCTATTACCTTTCTCCCACTCTGACCATACGGCATTGACTGCCTCTGTCTGATAGGGTCTTAATTTCATTAGAAACCTCCGAAGCTATCGTCTTTAGGTTGAATAAATTTCTTGATTTCGTTGGCAGTACCTTGTGTGCCGTCATTCTTTTCATATAGTCTGTGGCTCAGTTCAAATTGACCAGTTTTGCCAATTAATAAGTCAGGATTCGCCATAAACTTTTCACCTGGTTTAGCCAAACCAGTAGCAATGAATACATTAGATACTTTCCACATCATGGAGGGGATCCAGTATAATCTTTCAGTGACTTTATTTTTACCTTGGTCACCACCATCAGCTTCCAATGTGATAACTGCTTTAGGTGTGTTAGCCGGAATTTTAGCAGTAGCCACGTCTGTGTAGCCTTTTTCTACGTTAGTGATAACGAATGGATATACCCCTGCAGGAAGTAATGTAAATTCTTTTACCTCAGCTACTACTTCAGAGTTAAAACCTAATGCTTCTGTTCCTAATTGTTCAAATGCGCTGCTCATAATCTGTTACCTCGTTTCTTATTTATTAATAAATTCAACAATTTTGTCCCACATAGGGATAATCCAACCTGTTACGAACGCTGGATCATAATTTTCAAATGGAGTACCTTGTGGATATTTACCACGAGCTACTACTACAGACTGTACTTGGTCTAGTGTTACACCATCTTTAGCCATTAAATCTTTTAAGGCTTTAGGGATAGCTGTTTCAACTAATGGTGTTTCATCTGCTACAGGTTCTGGCTTTGGTTCTGCTTTAGCTTTTGGCTTAGGCTCTACCGTTGGTTCTTCCTTAGCTACTACTTCGCCAGTTTGTTCTTTAGCTGCTTCAACTACTTCAGGTGCGTAATCTTCAGTACTAGCTTTGGCCAATTCATCGGCAGCAGCCTTTGGAAGTACATCATCAGGAATTACGTGTGCGATTTGGCTATATTCAAATGGCATCACATCAGGTAATCCATGACGGTTTTTAGCGTCCCACGCAGGGGAATGTGTAGCGTACATTAAACGCTTGCCATTGACTGCTTTTTTCTTATTGGTAGTCGATGTAATAATTTCATTTTTGTAGTTAGCGAAGAGTACCATATCCGCCCATTCTTTAATAAGAGGGGAAGTTTGGCTTCCTGTTTTCTTCCCTAGCTTTAATTCAAAACGATCATATGCGCCAAGTTCATCTGGCTGCTCAAACTTACGGATTTGTGTGTGTGCCGTAAGTACTACGTTCATACCTGCATCAATTACTTCATCAAGTAAGTTAAGGAAGCGCCCCATTTCCTCACGTACAAATACATAGCCTGTGCCATATGGGAACTCCTCAATACCTTTCTTTTGGTGTTGAGCGCAGATATGCTCTACACATAGTTGCTCAGCCCAGTCGATAGTATCAATGACTAATGTTTGATAGCCACCTGGCATCATAGCAAATTCCTTAATAAAGGAGATAAGCATTGTCCATGATGTAGGCTTTTCAGTACGTGCCACATCTAGGTGGTCTGTACTTCCTTCCGTGTCAATAAAGACAGGAGAAGGGAAGTGACTAGCGAAGGTGGTTTTACCAATACCCTCGGTACCATACACAATACATTTTTGTGCTCTTTTTCTTTTACCAGTAGTAATATTCATTAAAATTCACCCCAATCATCTGTTACTTTAGGTTCTTCTGTTACATCTTCTTTAGGTTCTGCTTTAGCTTTTTTAGGCTTAGGTTTAGTAGTCTTACCTGTAGTACTGAATTCCTCACCTTTAATGTGGCCATCTTCAATGATGATGGAACATTCATCCAGGTTGTTTGTTACACGAGTGGCGATAACTTGTAAGCCCTCTTGTTCTAACCAACCACCGAATTCTTTCATCGTATCGATGTCCATTTGTTCCATCTTATCCATCAATACGAAGCCACATTTAGGGTTAAGTGCTCTAACGATGGCAGTGGCCACTTTTAGTTGCTCAGCACCGCTCATGCAGTCCCATTGTTTGTTGTTGTAGATAAGTACCCCTTCCTGGATAGATAACCCTGGTAGTGGCATATCCACAGACTCAAGTAATTTATTCTTACGATCACGGATGTCTTGAATGTCATCCGTCAACTCATCGTATTCCTGTTTGAAGTCCGCAGCTTCTTGTAAAGCACGTTGGCGCTCTTGGTTAGCACGTACCTTAGAGTTGATTTCATCTACATTCTTGATTTGTTCCTCAAGTTCTGCGGTAGATTCATCCTCTAAGTCTTTGGCTGCAGTAGTTGCAATATCATAATCTTCAGCTAGTTGTGTCTGCTTCGCTTGAAGCTCCTCTAACTTTCGTTGAGCTTCATCAACTAAGTTATTGACAGTCACCATCTGAGCCTTGATAGCAGATACGTTATTACGTTTCTTTTGGTTCTCAGCGTTGCGTAGTAGGATATCTTGTTGCTGTTTAATGAGTTCTGATGCACTGATAGGTTCTTGTGGAACTTCATCATATGCAGGTAACTCTTTAGCATATTTGTCTTTTTGGCTTGCGATTTGGCCTATAGAATGACGTTTAGCGTATACCTCTTGGTATTCACCTTCGAGTTTCTTTAACTCATCTTCTACGCCCAATAATTGAAGTAATTCATTAGCCTTTTCCTTGTCGCTCATTTCCATGAACTTCGGAAGGTCTAAGGCTAGTTGACCAATGAAAGTATCTAAAATCTTTTGGCCAGATTTATTGCCTTCTGGATCAAGTACCTTAAGAGTACTATTAGCACCAGTTCGAGTTACCACCAATCCATTGGATAGCTTCACTTCAAGTTTAGGTGGATTATAACTACCTTCACGTGCAGCGCTGGAAGGTTCAAATTTAGCACCACCAAGCGCCCAAGCGATGGCATCTAAGATAGACGTTTTACCTTGGCCATTCTTACCACCAATGACTGTTAGACCATTTTCTGTAGGTTCATATGAAACGGCTTTAACACGTTTAACGTTTTCCAATTCAAAGGAATTAATTTTAATTTTGTCCATTATGTTTACCTTTCTTGTATTAGTAATCTTGTACTCGGAATATTGTTTCGATTGGAACTTTAAGTCCATCTGCAATTAGGACAGCTGTTTTAAATCTAGCCACTTTCTCGTCTCTTAAATAGCTATACAGTGTGACGTAATGCACTCCACATATTTCTGCAGCGCCTTGTACATTTAACTTTCTCTTAGCTAGTAAGGCTTTAAATTCATCATGCTTTAACTTATATCTGAATCTGTTGCCCCATGAGTTTTGCTTTATAGTCGTATGCTTAAATATGGAGTTAAAGGACATTCGTAGGTTTTTAGCTATGAGTTCTGCGGTAGATATGCGGCAACAGTCACCGTGATTTAACTTGATAATTCTAGGACTAATACCGACTTCATGACACCATGTAACAAATCCGTATGGCGTGCGTTCATATACTAATTTCTTTAAATCAAGGCCCTTTCTTAGTACAGCCATGTGCATCACTGGATGTGGGCCACTATAGTCTTTCATAACTAATCACCTCACCGAACAATATAGGTATTTTAACCTTAAATACCTTAGCTATAGATTGAGCAGTGTTATAATCTACTCTGTTACCAAGTAGTAATCTTCGCATTGTAGACTTGGATAGCTCCGCAGCGTCTTGTATTGACTTCTGAGTTTTAAACTCATCCGCCTTAGCATTCCATAATTGGTAGAACACATCCTGGCGTAGCCTAAAATTTCGTTCAGTGCGTACCATGTAACTGCCTCTTAAGATATGTGATACGTTCGTGTTGATTAGCAGATACGATCATTAGTAAGCCTAGTAGGCACTGCATCATGAGCCCTCCGAATGATACTCGGTCAAGTTCTAAAGAGCCCATAGCTCCGATAATTAATATGAAGCCAATTACTTTTATTGCTGTAAGCATTTATGTACACCTCGTATAATTAATAAATGTGAGCTTCTTTGAACTCTTTATCAATTCGGCTAGCCGTCCACCCTAGTGTGTTAGCAAGATAGAACCGGAAGCCTTCTTTATCGATGGAGAAGGTTCTGCCCTTCTTACCCTGGCATTGCCAACATTGAGCGAATGGGAACTTGTCCCTGGCGATACATTCACGTACCGCCGTTAATGACCATCCAAGAACGGTAGCCATTTGACTAACCGCGATGGTTTTCTTTATCATGACTACCTCCTTATTTAGTAACTAATGCTTTAAGCTCAGCTACTTCCTTACGAAGTTGTTCAAGCTCACCATTCTTAGCTTGTGGTTCGTATTCGGAACCTTTACCTGTACGGAACGCAGCATTGATATTGAATTGAGTTTCACCACCTAGAGTGATACCGAAGCCTAAACGTACTTTTTCATTAGGGCTGTAGAACGCGCCGAGTGCCACTGCATTTGCATTACGGTAATGACCATAGCTAATAGCGAAGTTACCTTTGTCATCCTTGTTGTATTCAAGAGGATGTAAACCTGCTAATGCTGCACTAGATGCACCTAGCTTATTCATACGTTGGTTAACATTGTTGAAGCGATTACCTAAGTTATCGATACGTTGGTTAGTGTCAGATACACGATCATTTACTTGGCTAATTGCATTAGTGTTAGCATCTGTTTTAGCGACTAATTCATTTACTTGAGTGGATGTAGTATTTACTTTACCTTTAAGGTCTGCAATGTCTTTTGTATTTACCTTTACTTGACCTTGTGTAGTAGTAAGTGCACCTGCTAGATTGTTAATAGCAGTAGTGTTAGTGTTAACAGTGCCTTCAAGGTTATTAATGCGGTTAGTGTTAGAGCCAATATTATTAGCATTTCGATTAATTTGTTGAGTGTGTCCATTCACTGTGCCTCCAATGGTATTAACTTCATCTACTACTGCGTAAAGTTGGCTACCGTTAATAGCGTCTAAGCTATCCGCTTCAACTCTGCCGGCGCTAACATTTTGTAATTGTCTATTGTAGTAGGTAACACCGCCTGCACCTGCACGGTTACGAGAGCCGAAGCTAACCACGCTAGCCGGTTGTTCTCCTGCGAAGATGTGGCGAGTACCATTGATGTCGATACCATCTACTCCTACCGCATCATCTGTAACGGAGTTTGTGCCGATAGCTACAGAGTTTTGTTTATCCGCGATGATGTTATTGCCTACACCTACTGCATCCCAAGCGGTTACTACAGCATGAGTGCCTAGTGCCATTGCACCTTGTCCACCTACAGTACTATTAGCACCAATTACAGTCTGTTCTTGACTGTTATCTACGCTTGTATTGTTATAACCAATAAATGTACTTTGTCCGGCATTGATAGTACCGTTGTTAGAACCGATTACTACATTGTTATCACCTACCACGTTGTTGTCACGGCCAAGAACAATAGTGCTTGTGCCACTAACAGTTGTGTTCACGCCTAATGCAGCACTGTTATAGCCATTGACTGTAGGTGGAGTTGTGTTAGGCTCTACAGGGCCTGTAACTACGCCAGATGCGAATACGTTAACCGCCAATGCGGAGATGATAGATGTTGTTGCGAGTACTTTATTTGTTTTCATGGATAATTACCTTTCGTTGTTGTATACTTAAGTTAATCGAATTATTTTTTGATTGAGCCTCTTCGGTATTTGCGGTACCGAGGGGGCTATTTTGTACGTCTAGCGTAAAGTGTTTGACCATTCTGTCTAACAGGTAACGCTCGTTCCTTAGTGGTCATTTCTTGGTGCGTAGATACCAATGCGATCCTTACACTAATTAGGCCTGCTACGCTTTGGACTTCTTCCAAGTAGCCATTATCAAGAGTACTTATGATGTATCTATCTAATGCTGCGACTACTGGAGTAATGTCCGATATTTGTTGTTTCATAGTGAATACCTCCGTAACGGTTTAACCGTAATCAACTATAAAAAAATAATGTCATCATACGCTACACCAAATACTTCTTGTATTTTTTTTATGTGAGGAACATCAGGATAAGAGCGTTTGCGCTCCCAATTTCCCCAAGTATCAACAGATACGCCAATTGCTTTAGATGCCGTAAGTTGAGACCAGTTTTTTGAAGCCCGTAACATCTTTAATGTATACTTCATAAGCTACCTCCTTTCTTGATAATCACTTCTTCTTTACAGTCATCATTCTACTACGGTTTATCCGTAATGTCCATAAATTAAACTTAAACTATCGTAAAATTTCCGTAAATTATTGATTTTATTACGAATTTATCGTAAAATATAGACATATTAATTAATATAATACGTTATAAAGAGGTTTTTCTATGAGTGATTTAGGTAATAAAGCTATTATGGCTGAAAACATTCAACGACTAATGGATAGTCGAGGAATAGATCGCAATAAAATCTGTGCTGATTTAGGGTTAAAGTATACTACGTTTACCGATTGGGTAAAGGGGAATACATACCCTAGAATTGATAAAATAGAATTATTGGCAAACTATTTTGGCGTTCCTAAATCTGAATTGGTAGAGAAATACACCGAAGGCTACTACACAGACCGAGAAGCCGCTGAGTTCGCCGAGTACCTACGCACACGACCAGGGGCCCGTATGCTCTTCTCTGCCGCTAAAGATATAAGTAAGGAGGACATGGAAGAAACAGTCAAATACATAGAGTTCTTAAAATCTAAGCACAAATAATACACACAAGGGAGAGTGGTAGTATTGGTTATTAACCTTATCTATTGTGACTTACCAAATGCTAAAGCGGTTTCTGAAGAGTCAGAGGATGTAGATACTCATAATATCTACATTAATAAAAACCTCCCCCATGAACGCATGAGGGAGGAAATAAAGCATGAGTTAAGTCATATTATTCATGATGACTTTTATGTAGATCATCATGTTAATTTAGTCGAGCGTATGGTTAGACTGTCTCAACTTGAAGATGGCGACCTTAACGGAATCGACTTTTATCATTATATTATTTAACACAGGGAGATAAAAAAAATGAAATTGCGTAAATTATTGCCTTTAATGGTTATGTTTAGTCTATCTGTAAGTACTTCTTTTGCCGCACAGTTTATCGATGTAACTTCGGATACGTACAACAAAATATGGAGTGTTGGCCAATCATATAAGACGGACCGCAAATTAGAAAATCCTGTCAATTACGGTATTGAACTCCGGAGTGGCGCAGGCGGTGCGGCCGTATTAGTTACACCTGGCACAATCGCAAAGTACATTGCTTACTCTAAAGACGAGCGCCTAATATTTCCTGGAGAAGCATTTAAGAGCGCAGTAGTAAATAGCAATGATTATGTATATATTGCCACTTATGCAATGCATCTTAAGAACCCATTAGCCGGTACTGTAGCTCAACAAGTGCCATCGCAACGATTACTTATTGAGAAAGACGGCAAGTACATTATGCCTGAGCAGATGAGCCCTGTTATTTACGACGCGATGCCTCATAGCTATGCGGTCGTGTATTACGCTTTCCCTAAAAATGTAGTGCTTAACGCACCATATACAATTAAGTTCATCAACGGCAATGGCGATAAAATTGAAATCCCTATTACTACAGAAAAGATTGAGGATATCATTGATAAAGAAAATAACTTAGTATTTAAGTCTAATTAAATAAAAAAAATAAAGCGACACCGAGTTAACGATGCCGCCACTTAAAACCAAATAGCACGGGGTGGTGTATTTAGTTTTTCCTATACACATATTATACTACTTCCGTAAAAGAATTACCATAGGAGGTTGTATATCTATGGCTATGAAAAGAGCAAACGGTTCTGGATCCGTTTACAAAATGAAACATAAACCCTTACGCAAGCCTTACCGTGCAGTCGTAACGATTGGCTACGATGAGACCGGCAAGTGTAAACGTAAGACGATTGGCTATTATGCTAAATCAAAAGAAGCATGGGATGCCTTATCAGAGTATGGTATCTATCCAGAGAAGTTCGAAACGAAGAAGGTATTGTTTAGTGAATGTTGGCGTTGGATGATAGCTGACAAAGAACGAAAAGGAATAGACGTCAAAAAAGGCGGATATTCGACCGCACAAGCGAAGTTAACATCGATTTGGAATAAACCTATACAAGAAATTAAACTCGTGCACCTACAAGCTATAATTGATGAAAATAGCCATTTGAGTCGTTCATCTATAGCTATTATATTAAAAGGCTTGAATGGCGCCTTTGAGTCTGCCATTAAGAACGATATCATCGTTAAGAACTATGCATCACTCCTAGAATTAAAACCGGCCGAGAAGTCAGACATTCATAAGCCATTTACAGAGGCTGAAATTCAAACCATATGGGAACATGCTCACATGGATATAGCCAAGCTCCTATTAATGTATATCTACTCCGGTATGCGACCGATAGAGCTATTATCCATAAAGCTTGAAAACGTGCACCTGGAGGAACGATATATCATTGGTGGTGTAAAAACAAAAGCCGGCAAGGATAGATTAATACCTATTGCCGACTGCGTTATGCCTTTTTATAGCGAAATTTACGCCAAGGCTAGCGTTTCTAAATCTGATACACTTATCCCTCAAGGGTACACGTCAAAGTACCTAGGAAAGCCAATAAAACGATTTTGTAAAGAGGTCGGTATATCTGACCACTTGCCACACGATACTAGACATACGTTTGTAACTCTGGCTAGTAATTATGGAATGGATCGTTACGTCCTAAAGGCTATCGTTGGCCACACGCAAAGTAAAGATATTACTGCTGACGTATATACTCATAAAACGATTGAGCAGTACATAAAAGAAGTAAATAAAATACCGTCATCATTTAGTTAAAGGTTGTGCAACGGTTGAGCAACGCACACAAATTTTAACTATTTTTAAAAGAAAAAGCACAGTACCTATACGCATAAGTACTGTGCTTTGTGCATTCGTAGAACTGTATGTATTATTTGGAGTACAATTCTATCATCACTTAAAGTCGTTATATTTACTTAGTTTGTGACGTTAAAACTTTTAAAAGGTTGAGCAATAGTTGAGCAACAGTCTAAAATTTTAACAAGTTTTAACGATTCATATAATATATACTATTATATAAATTTGGTCAAACATCCTACTATCTTACATAAAAATTTATGGCAACGTGTTCCATTTTGGAACATGTTCACATTAGTCCATCTGCTCAACTGACAACTAATAGTTGATAGTTGCGTGTATCCACCATTACACGCTATGGAGATAATTGGATCACCTCTCTATCGATGAATCACTACTCCGATTACTGCTCCCGCTCCCACCATCTGAGATAGGTTGCGTTGCATCCGTAGGCGTTTGATTGTTTTCTTGTCGTTCTCTATTTGCCCTTTCAATTCGGTCAATGAGTTCTGTATTTCTGACAAGGTAACTTCTTGCCTCATGGATAGCATTTTGGCTTTCATTAATTCTGTTTCCAATGTCGAGATTGTATTGTGTGCTTCGTTCAATTCGTTCTTTTGCTTCATGACTAAGTTCTGTACTTCTGTCAAGGGAACGTTGGATACTTCGATTAAGCTCAAGGCTTTTTCGTTGTTGCTCTTGAGCTCGTTCCATTGCGTTAATGGTACGCTGATAGTCGCTTCCGTTTGGCTGGTAGAAGATATATCCGAGGCAAAGGCAGATGATGAGCCCAATACCACCGATAATAATATAGCGGTAAGTAGGGTTATCAAATAATACTTTGATTTTGTCATACATTATACCCCTCCTGCGTAGTCAGTAATTCCCCTTGCGATAGCACGAACGATATTGTCTAAATCATTAGTTAGCATAGCATGGTCTTCTTCGTTATCAATGAATGCCATTTCGACTAATACTGCAGTTGCATCTGTACCATTTAGCACCCAAAGGTCATCACGTTTTTTAACACCACGATCAACTGTATTAATGCTTCTGATGATTTGACTTTGAATGTCGTTTGCTAACCGTTGCCCATTAAATGACTTGTACAAAGTTTCTGTACCACGTGCCTGAGTATTAAATGCATTACAATGTAACGATACAAATATATCTGCGCCCCAAGCATCAGATTCAGAACATACTAGCCCTAAATCATCATCTTGTAGAGTACGAACTTCACATCCGGCTGTTTCCAAATAGCGTGCCAACATCTTGCCTGCATCACGAGCTACGTCGCATTCACGTGTACCATGTACAGGGTTAACTGCGCCACTATCTAAGTTAATATCATGTCCGGGATTAATAAATATCTTCATCGTTTATCCTCCTTTTCCAATTGGTCTGGAATACCGTTATTATCCTTATCTATCCAAAGTGCTAAGAACCCTACAAGTGCAGTTAGTACGCTTGGTATAAAGATATGATCAATAATGTTAATACCTGTGCTAATTAATTTCCCTGTTTCATCGGATACATACCCTGTGGCGAACGCCATTACATATTCGATGACTACTAACAATATAGGTACTAGCATGACGAGGACTAATGCCCTCGTCGCTAATACACCTGTAGGGTGGATATTAGCCACCCTTACAGATTTAAATACTTTCTTAGCGCTGTCCATGAGCTGAGGTGGTATGATCATGTAGTTCCTCCCTTAACTCATTAATTCGCTTTTCCATAGATTCTAGCTTCGTGGTTAACATCATGAAGGTAGCCTCCGATTTTACACGTTCAGCACGTGAGAGTTTCATATCCTCTTTTAACTCATTAAGAGTATCAAAGAGTGTATCCCACTTACTCGTGAAGGATATATTATCCTGTATTCGTTGTGCTTCCAAACGGTCTAATAGCGGAACTATCAGAAGCCGATATCCTGCACCTGCTACGATGCCTACGATAGTTAACGTAGTTAACAAGTCGTTCAACTCAAACTGCCAAGTCCAAATGAGATATGCACCCCCTTACATTGTGCTAACCAATTTTCTCAATTCTATTTGTAGTGAATGAATATCTAGCTCTCTCTCGATTTCCAATAGTTACTACGTTAGAGTCATTAATTTGCAATTTTACGTCAGTTGTTTTGACATTGGTGCCGCTGTTAAGATATTCAGCAGTTCCATAAGATGATGGGCCAAACCCCATACCAGAGGTAACAACTTGTCCTTTTTTGACTTTCAACATAACGTAGTCTTGATCATTGAATACACGGAATATATCGCCAGATGCGATCCAATACCCCTTATTGCTAACAATAGGCAGTTTTGTTAAATCGAGTTCGATTGTTTTTATATTACGCAAGCCATTATTATTTATCATATTTGAGTATACATTATTAATTTCAAGCTCATACACGCTAGTATCAAATTTTGTAACAATGATTTTTGCACCGTTTTCGTACTTTTGTAGAGTTGCTTTTGTTTCACCCTTAGAAATTTCTTTAGTTTCGACTAATGAACCCCAATTGTATTCCTCATTGTTGACTACTAAATTAATAACATAAGTGCCTATGATATTATCGGTTAGGCCGTAGTAGTTGACTGTGATAGTACCTTGCATAGTACTATCAATCGAAACTCGCATATTATCAGATTGGAACTCTCGTTTTTCGCCGCCGTTAATGGATAGCTTGAAATGAGGCTCTCCTGTAAAGTCAATGTAAGTGGCCCCAGCGGCAGGCTGTACAAATTCCAAATTTCTAGGCACGAAATTATTGTAACAGTTGGATAGCTCAATAACTTTTTTTAGTACGGTATCTACATTTGTATCTTGGAGCCATATGCCGTGTTCTTTTAAGAATTGTGCTGCTTTTTCAGCACTGCCAGGGTTCCCTGGGTCCCCTTTCTTACCTTTAATTGCGTTAAGTTGTTCTGGTGTAAAGTCGCTAAATTTAAATGGGTCCCCTTTATCACCTGGGTCACCTTTAGGACCACGTAAGCTATTTAACCATTCTTGTTCAGTCCCTTGGAATCCATGAGCGACTGCGATTGCATATGCACTTTTACCTGCTTCACTAACAATAGGCAATACAATATCTTTACCGATTTTCTCGATAAGTGGCATAGCTGTATCTGCATCAAGTTTTAGTGTAAGAGTGTTATCTGCCATGTTTTACCCTCCTTAATCATGCATTGAAATATCCGGCACGATCGTAATCGTACCTTGACCAATCTTCAGCCAGTGTTCATCGTTATAAAGAAATGCGTCGTAGATATAATCGCCACCCTTTATTTTCTTCTCTGCTGACTCTTGGCCAGAAATAAAAAACCTTACCTGTTTTGACTCTACCACAGAATGTAACTCTAATATCATATTGTCATATGGGCGCTTGCGAATTTTACAAGCGCCTTTATATTGACCTAATGTCATATCGCTATCTGGCGGTACAACATAACTGATACTAAAGTCTTGTCCAGCGTGGAGTGTTAAATCTTGTTCGACCATATGTCCTCCTTTTTATCGTCTAATCTATGGTTTGTAACACTACTTTTTACCAATGACGAGAACGTATAGTTCCCCAAAGGAGATATGTTTATGATAGCCGTCATCGTCTCGATTGCTGAAATAACTATACCATATCGATTGGCAAACAGCCTTACGACCATTTAATCCAATGGTTGGCTTAGTATCGTGATATCCGCTCGATATATTAGACTGGAAATACATTGTGCAATCATCAATTCTTCGCCCATTAGCAATAGCCCATTTTTCTCGCCCCTCTCTAGTACCACCTGTTACGTCACTATAATTTTCAGTCATTTTATATCCCACAGGAATAAACGTACATTGAGACTCTGTAAAGCCTTCTGGGATTGGACACCAGTCACCATGACGTACTTTGTAGATTTGTACATCAATGTTTCTGATTTTAAACCCGGCTTGCATGATAGACTGAGCATCAATACGTGAGCCGGTAATATTGGCCCCCACGATGTTACCATTGGCGTCAACTTTGAATGTGCCAGTTTTATTTTGGATCGTACCGCCGATAATCTTACCGCCTGTTACAGTCCCAAGGTTACCACTGATCGCGCTTAACTCTCCGACGTCCATCTTATCTGCAGACACGGCTTTAGCAGCGAGCATCCGTTTAGTAATAATGTTGTTATCGAATAGGGCATTCCCAGTTACATGAAGTAACTTGCCGTCAATTCTTGTTCCTGTAGAACTCAAATTGATACGACTGATTAACTCATCACCATTTAATGCTTTTAATTTCAAGTCAATGCCGTTTTCTAATTGGCTGAATTGAGTAGCCATATTAGTAGTTAAGTTTTTAACTTGAGTAGAATATGCATTAGCAGTCTTTGTGAGCTCCTTAATCTTATCGTCCATAGCCTTAATGCCAAGGGATTCCTTGTCAATTAAAGCCGGGTCAATACTAGCCGGTACAGAGCTACCAATAATATTGGAGTATGTACCTTCACCGAACACGTCAACATAGGCGACTTTTACATCAAACACACCTGGGTCATGCGGTATCATATTTACGTTTGTATTGACGAAATACTTCTCTGTACCGATGTAAATGTTAGCGCCTATACAAGTATCTGGAATGCTATCAAAGACCACGCTCACGCCTGTAATATTGCCTTTTACTTTGACATTCGTCGGAGCTTTAGGCACCACTGCGTTATAGTCAAGTCTAAGAGCAGGGCCATAACCCTTAACAGGATTGTGTGCGTAAATGAATACTGCACCTCTACGAGCGGATAACTTAATTTCAGAGCGAATATCTGTAGTCTTGGCTAGCAGATTATTTGACTGCCCTACATTACTATCAAGTCGCACTTCGTAGTAGTCGATGTAGGTATTCTCTACTGGGTCCCATGCAGCAGTGATCGTCTTACCGATTTTCACCTCACCACGAGCCGGCGCTTTAGGTGTAGCTACACTCTCAGCGGATACACTCGCAGTAATACGAGCCTCAGCCTTACCACTTTCATTACCGGATGTATCAATAGCAGATAGCTTGAATTGGTAATTACCAGTATTAGGAATGAAGTACGAGTAGGATGTACCGCCTATATGTTTAATCAGCACCACATCGTTACCGTCATACAAAGTATAACCATGTAAGTCAGCCTCTGTATTAGGTTCCCATGATAAATGAAGTACACTACTATTTACTGCGTCCTGAGTTACCTTAAAGCCTTTAGGTGTAGCCGGGGGTATTTCCTTACCACTTACATACACTGCACGCTCTACTCCTTCATACGCAGCACCAGTATTATTGGTGCATACAATCTTAACGTCGTAGTTAACGTCAGTAGCTACACTTGGAATAGTTACGCTAGTAGCACTGCCATCTAGTACTTTGAACTGTTGCCACTCTTTAGCGGTAACAGGCTTGTAATACACGATAATATTTTTGGCCACCTTACCCCGTGGCAGTTGCCAAGTACCATTGATATCACAAAGTACAGTACCGTCTTTTAATGTCTTGACGTCAGCTAAGAGCACTAAGTTAATAACCTTAATTACATCGGACTTTGTTGTGTAGTCGATGATTGACACTGATCCATCATCACCGGCATACAACTCAGGGTAGTATTCGATACAGGATATCTTGCGTGTCATTTCAGAGTTTGACTTGCTAATGGATAATACCCTAAACGGTTTAGCTTCCTTGGTTGCCTCGCCATAGGTATATAAATCGTCTGTCTGAATAACTGCATTACTAGCAAGCGTTAAGGTCTTACCGCTTACACCAGTGACATTGTAAGACTCTAATGCATCCGTTTTAGCGTTTCGTACCATAAGGCGATAAGTCTTACCTTGCTCAAAAGTAACCTCTCTATCAAGAGTTACTTTATTACCTACAGCAGACTCTACACGGCCACCTTGTCCCCAGTCTGTCACATCATGCTGTAATAGGATTACATCCCCTATCGTGCACGCTATGGCGTCTGTAAAAGCTTCAAAGGTACAAGTACGCACCTCATACTTATTTGCTCTTAGGTAGTGCTTAGCGTAATTGTAGGCTTGGTCTACATCCACACATCCCATGAGTTCGACTTGCGCCGGACTGGTGAGTGATGTAGTAACGTCATACTCTTCACTAAATACTGGAAGTACGTCACGTTCATAGTCCTTAGCCTTATTAAGGAAGGATACCTCGATAGCATTTGCCCTAGATGAGGTAGCCTGGAACTCTTCCATAAAAGAATCCATCTTAATATTGCCTACAGTAAATAACTGAGTTGGTGTAGCTGCATAATCGTAAATACAACTGAATCGAGTACCTAAAGGTATTACCTTACCTCTACCTACATTCTCAGCGTATTTAAGTGCATCCCATACTTGGCTAGCATTGTCATAAATGTAGTTAAATGTAATATGTTTTTCTTCGCACTTATCAGCCCACGCCTTAAATGCGTCATATACAAAGCGTTCACGAGGAGCACCTTTGACTACATATTCATCACCAATCTTACGGCAATGATGAAGGATATCGTAGCAAGCCCATGCAGGGTTATTCGCCGGCTTAGACTCATACGCTCCAGTGTAGGTATTAAATACCCATACTGTTTTACGTTCTTGTATCCATGTTACGTTTGGATCATTACCATTTAATTGGTCAGTAGCCAATGCTTTGATACCGATGAGCACCTTACCAGGATGAATAAAGTCGTCATATACAATCTGAGTTAACTGTGACCAATATACTTTGTTCACATGGCGGTTAGAGTTACCGTCCTTATGTGCACATCGCATACGGACTTCATATTGTCCTGGTTCCTTTACATCGAACCGGAACACACGATAGATGGCTTTATTTGAACTATCCTTAATAACGCCAGTATATTGGCTATTATCGATAGACGTTCTTGAATGACTGTTCCGTTTAAACCAACGATTATCTGTCTTTTCAAGCATGGCACTTTGGCCACCATTGTTACTAATCGGTAATGGTATCCACTCTGCAGAACCAACTTTACGATAGCCACCTTCAATAGTGACCGAGGTTTCACTTAATCCGCCCTGGTCGTTTGAATAATACAAACCATTAGGTAGTGATATAGTAACCTCTAACGCAGTAGATAAGTTACCTTGCGTTTGATGAATTGACCAGTCGTTAGTAAGCTCATACGTTAATGGTTGGTCAGCATAGTTATCATTGAAGTTAGAGATAATCTCTTGGTCATTTGTGCCAAGTCTTACATCGAGTTGAACTTCCTTATAGTTACCGATGGGGTTACCATTTAATTTAACGTCCGTTATAGCGGAAATAGGTCCTTCCCCGGCACAGTATAATAGGTTAAGATATTGCTTTTCACCGTCGCTCGTCACATGGCGAGATATAAGCATACCCGCACTTTTACACTTACCGTAGGTAATAGCTAAAGGATGACCTTGGCCAATAACAGTTTGTGCCCCTTGCCACCCATAAGTAGCAGATTGCTCGGTATTAGAGCTATCTGTCTTAGGTGCAGCTATTTTAGATATGATCGCGTTACCAATCATACCTATAGCCATTGCGGCGAGAGTACGACCTAACACGCTTGTAATACCGAATATCGCACCGGAGGCAATGCCCGCAGTCGCTATCGATAAACCAATAGATAACAATATAGCGAATGCCTGCTTTTCAAGTTTAGGCAATATCACTACATAGGCTTCGTCTGTAGGTGATGCGGTATCATCTACTAACTCACCATTAATGGAGTACACCCATTCACCTGGTTCAGTGAAATATTGGTTAAGCTTTTTACCTTCAACAAAAGGCACAAGAGTCTCTTGTCTAGTGGTAAGGTCGAATGGGTTTCGAGCAATTACTAATCTAATCATTTTGAGCCTCCTTGTGCCTGTACACTCCTAATATACGTTTCCTTAATCTGTCTATTAGTACGATACACACGCCCGCATATTCGGTAGAATGTATCATCTTACCTTCGCCTACATACACTGCGATGTGATCAGCATTATTACCGTAGAGGTTCATGACAATTATGTCCCCTACTTCCGGCTCCTTGACTTCGTGCCAGGGAGAGTTCATATCTGGCCAATACGTTGCGTATGGCTCAAGATGAACACCGGCTCTCTTGTACACCTCTACCACAAGCTCCCAACAAGGCAACTCTTTCCACGGAGTACCTACTAGGTTATTTAGAGTTAGACGCATATAAGCCCCCTTGTGGTATCGTTGGCTCACCGCCAAATCTAACGCTGTTATTTAACTCACGACAGCGTTTTAGAGTTTTGTTGCATGATTGTGCGTAACCTTTGTAACCGCACTCTACAGACTTAAATTTGAAAGGACAGTAGTCTTTCATTACCCTAACAGGTGGGAACCTACGAGAGAATGAAAAGTCTGTGCCTAACGTGAACACTACCCAGTCTGCTTTAGATTGGGACGCATTAATGATAAACGTTTCTTCAAGTTCAATAACGTCCGGTAGGTTAGTATTGAAGATACGAATATTGACCTCACAATCTGTGAGGCCTTTATTCTTTTCTACTAACCGTTGGATCGTACCGGTCACGTTCGCTACGGAGAGTTTAACGTTAGGCATCTGCTTAGTGTCCTCGTTAATATCCTCTAGCTTGAATGGGAACGCCGTATACTGCTTACCCGCTAAGGTTATGTCCTCGGTGTTATTCACAAGGAGGATATTCCCTTCCGGATGGTGAAGTTCAATAGCCATTACCCATGCTCCAGTGGAGGATATCTTATTCTTTTCGATGATTGATGCAGTCGATAACGTTAACATCTAAGCCTCCTGTAATTGAATAGAACCATTCCATATACCATAATCACTAGCGGAGAAGTGCAGTTGGTCCGCAAACCTTACTCTTACCTTCGCTCGTGTCTCCGGATGTGTCCAAAGGAATATCTCTGCAGTATTAACCTGGTCAAAGAAATTCCTTAGCTTGATATATTCCGAAGTCGGTATCTTGTAATTTACTGAATACGATCGTAACGCTTTCGTAGTCTTACGATGCGTTAACATCGTCATGTTTTCTACCTGAGCCTTACGACTTACATCAGGCGTTGTTTCATCGATAGGGTATATCGGATATCTTATGTTTGGGAATTCTAACATACGCTATACTGCGGCTGCCTTAATGGCATCACGCATACCTCCTTTGTTTGTCATAAGACTAGATACTACTACATCAACTATCATTTGTTCGCCATCGAACTTAGTTTCTTGCTGTTGGCTATCCAGTTGTTGGCCAGATTGATTGATGATGTTAACCGTTACTTTATTAGCTCCTTCACCGCCAATCATCTTACGTGTTTGGCTTGCATTGTAAATGCGATGAGAAGAGTTGAACTGTAAGAGCTCTGGACCATTCTCACCAACTAATGTCATGCCTGCAGGAGCAATACCACCGCTTGCAAACTTACCAAAGCTGTTGCCTGTAAATGCTGAACTGAAAGAACCGCCACTTGCAAACGAAGATACACCGCCACGACCGGCGCCAATAGCACCGATACCGCTTACCACTCCACCGAATAGGCTTTGTAGCTTAGGTTGTACATACTGTTGGAATGAAAGGTTAACAAGCATTTTAATAATGCTATTTGTAATATCCTTAAAGATATTCTTTAGTCCCTTACCGAAAGACTCAGTACCTGTAGCCATTGCTTCCAAGTGACTAGTAAATGAGGAGTTAATACTGCTCATCGTACTATCAAAGGTAGACTTAGCTAGGTCGCCATAGTTCACTACCTCTAAACTATACTGTCTAGCACCTTCTGCTAGGCTAGTACGCAAGTTACGTCCGGCTATTTCCCATAGCTTTTGCTGCGCTTCAACGAGGTTCTTTTCTACTTGTAAGCGTTGAGTAGCGCTTAACTGAGCTTCATTAAGTTCTCGTTGAGCGAATTCGATGTATGCTCGCAACTGTTCATTAAGTACTTGGTCTGCATCCGATTGAGATATCCGTCCAAGCCTTACTAAGTTAGATTGACGTTCAGAATCCTCGTTGAGTTGCGTATATGCTAACTCACGAATCTTCTGGTTAGTCTCAGCAGTAATCTTTAGCTTCTCGGCATTAGCTCTCTTTTCAGCTAATGTCTTATCGCCTACTGCTTTTGTGTACTCACGAACGTTATCATCGATTTGGGCCTTTTGTGCTTCGGCTTCTGTCTTGAGTAATTGCAAGCGATCGCCTGTGCGTTCAAGGTCAAGTTTTGAGATTTCCTCGTTCATCTTACGTACACGGATTTTTTGATTACGGTCAGCTTCTTCGAGTTTCTTTTTGTATACCTCTTCATTCTTAGACTTAGCTTCTGCTACTAGGTTGGAGTTAGCCAACGCTTTAGCATTAGCTTGTGAATAAGTACTGCCGCCAGATATACCGGCAAGTTTAGATGTATCTACATAGCCTGTAATCGCTCCGAAGTCGCCTGTGATGGACTGTTTAGCTACTACCCCTGTACTGGAGTTAGCGCCTGTATATCCGCCATTACCGTCAGCAATAACGATATGGTTATCGCCAAGAACGACTACACCATCACCGGCTTTAGGAACATATCCATCACCTTCTGGGTGCCATGCTCCGGCTTCTGCCGCTGCATCCATAATAGATGGTACGTATCTAGGCACGTCTTTCCCGAACGTAGCCTTTACGCTATCTGCGAATAACTTACCGCAGTCTGTAGCCCAATCGCCATCTGCGCCTAATACGTAAGCTTTGCCTAGTTGAGCATTAGCCGCTTCTAGTACTCCAGAGGCACTACCTGAGCTACTTATTCCGGCAGCACTTTGTAAGATGCTGAGTATATTTTTAGTGTTAGAGTCGTATTGATTTCTAGCTTGTGCCTTATCAATTTCATATTGACTACCGTCAATCTCGAGGGATTGAAGCGTTAAGGATTTAATGAGGTCGGTTAATCGGTCAGCTGCTTGCGACATTTTTTCTGCCGCTTGTGCTTGTTCTTTTGCCGCCTTCTCTTGTGCCTTGGCTCCATCCTCGAGACCACCACTTAACTTATTAAGTACATCATTATTGGTAAGACCATTCTTGGCATCGTCGATTTCTTTTTGAAGTCGCTCTTGCTCCTCTTCGGCTTTCTTCTTCGCAGCGTCTGCCGCTTCCTTAGCCTTAATAGCAGCGTCGATTTGAGCGCCTTCTTCTTTCGTTGCCAAGCGATCGTTCTTGATGAGTCCAAAGAATGAACTATCCTCAACCCAGTACCGTCCGTCATGGTTAGCCATGTAAGCCGAGTTAGTACCAGGTGCGTTTAAGTTCTTATGAGCTCTAAGACCATTAACATCAACGCCTAGGTCTGTGCCTGCGGTCTTAGATGCATATACCGCCGAATATATGCTCTTAGCTGCAAGTCCTGCTACGGTTGCTAATGTAAGCCAAGGTCCTGCGGCTGCTATAGTAGCCAATCGCATAAACTTCAATGCACTTGTAACAGATTGAATACCTGTGATTACTATAGTAGCTTCTAAGCCGAATTTAATAAGGCCTGCGATAGCTTCCTTTTGCTCTGTAGCTAGATTACTATAAGACTTAGTTAAATCGATTGCACCTTGTGCATATTCCATAACCACCGGTAAAAGTTCTTGGCCAATCATAATAGCCAATCGTTTGCCGGTCTGTTCCATGTCTTTCAACTGACGATTAAAGGCAGCGGACTTTTTAGCGGCTTCATCATCAATGATGAGCCCCATTGCTCTTGCACGGTCCTCGACTTGCTTCATGGCATCTGCTGACATATTTAGCATTCCGTGAAGTTGGTATCCGGTTTTACCGAATAGTTCCATCTCAACCCGTGTCTTTTCAGCACCGTCCTTCATGTTCCTTAATCGGTCTTGAATGATTTTAAACACTTCGAGGGTATTCTTACCCTCAATCTGATCAATGCTAACACCTAGCCGACTGAACATATCAGTAGCTAGTTTCCCTTCAGCGGATGCAACTTGCATTTTATCTTGTGCGTTAGATACTGCCTTCGCAAATTTAGCGAATGCTACAGTACTAACGTCAGTAGCTACACCCATATAGTTCGCAACGGAGAGGAATGTACTAGCCTGTTCAGCGGTCGCACCCGTTAAGGATTGCATTTTCTTTACTGATAAGTTCCAAGCTAGTGCCTCTTTAGCGAGTTTAGAACCTAAACCGGCTAGACCGGCACTCGCACCAATGGCAAACATTTCATTCTTTAACTTTGAAAGCTCTGCAACTGTTCCCTTAGAGGTAGCGGCGATTTTCTCTAAACCGGCTTTTGCATTCTTATCGGTCAGTTGCACTACGATATCTACTACGTTATTCGACATTCATCGCCTCCATTTCTAAACCCTCTAATATCCACATAAGACTAAATAACATAGGATTTAAATTGATGTTATTAATCTCAGCCACCGTACGTATAGCCGGATAATCAAACCCCGCTAGTCCGCCAGAGTGGTAAATACGTTGACTACGTGATAGGTTATACAGTTTCATAGCCAGTTTTGAACCGAATAATAGGCGTGGTGGGTTAAAGTCACACTCGGAGCAGTCGAAGGACTGCTTTGTAGCGGTCTGTAATTCCTTACATCCCTTGCAGTACTTCGGCCTATCCGAGGACATCCACCTCCACGCCTCTTCTAGTTTTTTTCTGTTTCTTCTTGTAGTTGGTAAGTTAATGTAATGACTTCACCGGCGAAGTTCATTGCGTCCTTATCGCTTACAGTATTGAGTTGTTCGTCTGTGAGCTCGTATACATCTGTTAAGATGAAACGCATAATATCACGACTACGTACAATAGATGCTACTTGATCATCAACATCTACTGGACAATACACGAAGTCTAGACCGGCTTTGATTAATGCATCACGTTCAGTCCATGTAAGGGCTCTTGGTTTTAATTCTTTACCTTGAATATTCATAGTTACCTCCTAATGAGTTAGATTAGTAAGATGTTTGGCTATTAACCAATTCAAATACTACTGCAGATTGACCGACATCATCGCCATAATAGGCTTTGAATGGAAGTTCAATATTTACGCCTTTAGGACCATCGATACCAGGAGAGTTACGTTCGTAAATCAATTCTGGTAATTTAATAGTCAAGGAGTTAGTACCTTTAGTAAGCGTTAATTCTAAGCTAGACTCTGTACCGTTTACTGCTTTATTTAATAGGTCCATGTTTTGGAAGAAGGCTTTAATAGTACCGGATACGCCGATAATACCTGTATCAATGTATGTACGGAAGCCTTTACCACCGATAGCATAAGAGTCACCGTCCAATCCGAAGTCAATGTCAAGACTCATGGACAATACATTCGCTACCGTAACGCCACCTTCTTTTATGGTGGCTTCGAGGTTTTCGAATGGAGTAAAGGTGATAGACTTAGGTGCAGTATCGAAGGGCACCGCTGCCATAGTTTCTTTACACCCCATTACATCAATAGATGCAGTTAATTCAGAGTCACCACCGAAGTTTAAGGACATTTTATTCATACGTACGCCACTGAATTGTTGGTAAGTACTGATATCCTTATAACCTTGTTCAAAGGTAGCAGATGGCATATCTGGACCAATTTTAAAGACATGCTTCTTACCGGAGCCTTGTGCTGTTGTAGTTGGAGCACCAAAGCCTAGCTTTAACCAATAGCCAAAGCCCAATACATCAACTGGTGGTACGATGCTACCAGATGTATCGATATTACCGCGACTAGGTGCCGCCGGATTACGTGTGCCTCGAATAACAGAGGAGTCATTCAAGTTTTGGCTAGCCTTTAAAGAAGAGCTGATAATAGGCATTACCACGCCGCCGGTAGATGGTGTAGTACCGAAGTCAGTTTCAAAGGCCATTGTAAGAGAAGATTGTGCACCTTGTGCACGTTTAGCTACTGCCATGTTTATCCTCCTAATATTCAACATTACCGCCAATTACATGCGGTATTTCTATAGTGAGTGTGGCTTTACCCGGATACACCGGACGCCACGAGATATTGTCTGTTTCATAGTCAATGTTAATGACAGGATAGTTAGGGTTAACTGCCATGATACATTCGATGAGTAATTGGCCAAGTTCGTCACACTCGAACGCTCCTGTGTATTTCACTACACGTCCTTCACGTTCTGCCTCAACTCGTACTATTCCCCATACGAGTTGGAGTGTGTAAGAGTATGAACTTGCCAAACCCTCGGACTTGTTATCCATCATGATGATCACGCACGGACAATCCTCTTCAAGAGGTGCGCCGGCGTCGTCATAACCGATGTAAATAGTTAAGTCCTTTCCGAAGTGTTCCATGCAATAGTCGGTAATCTTCTGATTATCCTTAACCGCTTCCGCCCATCTGTTAGCAATGACCGCTAGTGGAATAGTTTGCATTGCTACCTCACTTTATATGCTCGTCTACTAGATGCGAACTGAGTGCTTTTTCTGAGTGCATATTCACCGATTTTAGACTCTAGGTAAGGTACCAACTTAGGCTGTAAGGCTGTTCTCATCGGACCAAACGTTTTACGAGGTTTAATCCGAAATGATGTTTTACCTTTAGCAAGTTGAAAGCCACCGGCAAATAATGTCCTACGCATTGGCTCTGTGATTTGTTTTGTATAACCACGCTCAATCTGTTCGCCTAATCGTTTAGCAGACGATGATAACCACCCTACTTTTACTGATTGCGACCTGGCATCGTATTGGTACCCAACTGCCCGGAACATCTTACCAAGTGGTGTATATCCGACAGTAGTTTCCTTTACGCCACCGGCTATAAGTTGAGCTCGGGATTTAAGCCCCCATCCTTCCTTATACGCCTTACCGCCATCTTGATAGGCACGCCTTACTTTAGCGCCAAACGCTGCCTCAAATTGTGCCCTCATAGTAGGTGGCATGAAGTTAGCATATTTGTGGCCACCAGGTGAACCGGATTTAATCCCGGCCTTAATTTCCTTCTGCATCATCCAACCGACTGACTTCATAGCTTTCCTTGTCCAATCCGGCTTCGTCTTAGCTATAAACTCAAGATACGGTGTAGCAGTGTCAACAATGGTAAGAGGTGAGTTACTCATGGTCTTACCGTCCTAACGTTGGCCACGATTTCAAGACAGTGCATTTTAGCGTCGCTATCGGAGATATGATCTACATACCACTTCTTGCCATTGATGTAGATTACATCTTTAGTCTTAGGTTGCGGTATGTCTTTAGTTCTAACCCATACCTTAGCTTTATCAGCAAGGCCAGTTACGAACCCAGAACCTTTACCGTCATACTCACCGATTTCTACGCTTGCCTTAATCTGCTTACCTTCATATGTTATTTTTTCGCCAAATACATCGAGTAAGGCGCTTTCATCATAGGTCAGCATAT